GCATAAGATAGCCTGAGATTTGCTACTGCAATCCCCCATAGAGAACATCTGGCAAGCTTCCCTTCTGCCTCATACTTGCTACATCAAACAGGATTGCTCTGAGCTCTATAGGAATAGGAGGCATTGGTAAAGACTCCAGAGACTCTCCCATTCCCAGATGAAATACTGCTCCACGCTTGAAGATGTCCTCTGGCTTAATCTTAGGCTCACCAGAACTCTTCTCTACCCATCTAGCCTGAGCAGTATCTCGCAGCAACTGCATAAAGAATGTGAATAACTTATTGGTATAAGCATAAACATTAGTATTGACTGCCATAATGCTCTGACCAATGTTCTGCTTCCAAGCTGTTCCAGATACAATTGTGCCTCTGTCTGGCAGCCCAGCAACAGGAGAACAATAAACAGGTATCTTCTTCAAGCTGGGCTCAAGGCTTAAAGGTTTGATTTCTTCATTTCCTATCACAATAGCATTCAGAATATCAGCTCCTTCAGCTACCCAATAATCATAAGTCTTGATGGTAGTTGTGCCAAGCAGATTCTGTGTTAGCTTCCATCCCTTAAGGGCTGCTTTCCTAGCTATTGCTCTAGGAGGCAAAGCATAAACATGAGCACATCTGATTAATCCCTCATCTCCATATTCAGGAAAGACTTCTGCTGGATTCCATGCTTCAGCTATGATTTCATTCTCTGTAGCCATGCTGAATATGGAATACCAACCAGTAGCTAATAAGAATGACACCAGCTCTCTGATAAATCCTCCTCTACCTCTGGCTAGGCTGAGTCGCTCAAACTTTATAAATTCATCCTCCAAGAACTTCTCCCATATATTTACATCAGCCATATCCTCTGGCTCAAGTCCATCTAGAGGAATTCTGGGAGAGACTACTGCTGGAGTAAGCAGATGAAGAGCTAGATTGAAGAATGTCCTGGGCTCATTAGAGCAGAAGCTTTCCATCTTTTGCTCCTTGAGTTTATCTACCATAGTAATAAGCTCATACCAGCTCTTGAATTGTGTGTTCCTAGCAGCCCAAGCAGACTGTAGAGCACCGCATTCTTTAATTACTGCATTAGCACTCATTTTCCCCTCCTATTTAGTTCTTTAATCCACAAAGCATAAATATACTTATTCGGAGAATTGTGAAGTTCTGCAAAATAATCCAAAGCTATTTGAGCTTGTAACTGCTTAATCTTGAGATGTGGCAAAATCGCCCGCAAGATTTCAACTAAGCCACCTCTAGCATAAAGCATCCAATGATATGCCTCCTTATGATTGCCATCATATCTAACTTGATTTGTTGACTTTCCTCCGAACTTATTGCATAACCAATCCATCAGGTCAGATGAGGTATTACTGATACTTAGAAATACTGATTGAGACCCCTTACCATAAGTGCCATAGCAGTTCCCCAAGATACTGCCCTCACCATCTATAATGCCAGCCAAATAAACCAAGTCATCATGAGATGCTTGAAGCTTTCCACATTCAGTTATTATCTTATTTGCTGGCATAATTTACCTCCTACATCTTTGATGGAAATATCCTTCCTCATCTTTAAGCAATGTTCCTCCAGGCTTCTTGCAGATATGACAGACTAAGATTCTGTCAGTATATTTAATCTTATGGCTCTTAGGCTTTCTCCTGAACAGCTTTCTCATCACCAACTCCATCCCCAAGTTCCCTGGAATGCTGGTTTGCCAGCTGATGCATCTCTAGCAGCTAAAGCAAGCATAGCTGACATCATAAGATGGTCATCTCCAGATGTCTCTATGCTAAGACCATCATATCTGAAACCTCTAGCTTCCCTGATTAGCTCTATGTCAGGAATTGTCAGCTGAGGAAGTAATTGTCTGAATTGCTGAAGCATATAGGACTTTGACTGAGCACTGGTTGTCCATCCAGCTCTACCTGATGGTCTGCCTGTATTTATATCCCTCATATAGAAGAGATTCTCATAATCCATCAGATAGCTGAGAACAGCTACTCCAGGATTATTGTTCTCCACCACCAACAATGCTTTATTATAATACCTGCCTATTAGCTTTAGCTTTTCTGCCAAGGGCTTTGGCTCAAGGATGTTCTTGAATCTGGCACATAGCTTCAATCCAGCTAAATCCCAAACTGTAAAAGCTGCAGGGTCATGTATTCCTACTGTTGGGTCAGCTCCAAGAATATAGATATGATGCTCTTCTGGCTTAAACCAGATGGCAGTATTTTCAAAGCTATCTACTGGAGGAAAGCAACCTCTGGCTTTCTCATTCAACACCTGAGTATCAAATATAGCTTCCCTCACCTGCAGGAAACAGCTCTGGTCATCTTCAGCATATTCCTGCTTAAACATGATGCCTAGAGGAGATGCCAATTTCAGCCTTCTCCATCTGATTTGCCCTTCGCTTAAATTATGCCTCTTAACTAAGTCTGCTTCCTCCCCGTCATATTCTAATGGAGAATGAGCATCAGCTGGCAATCCCTTTTCAACTCCCAACTGATAATCATCACAGAGCCACCAAGGAAAGAATAAAGGCTTGAAGAGACTTGCCCCATCTTTCCATCCCCTCACTGCTTGCTTCCAAGTATCACAGAAGTAATTATCCTCTCCATTAGGAGTACTCTCAAGGATGATATGTCCCTCTTCAGGCATAGCTAACAAAGGATTAATAATCTTCTCAGGATTTTGCCAGAAGGCTACTTCAGAGCACAAAGCATTATCTATTCTCTCACCTCTGCCAAAGACAAAGCTTCTAGCAGAGCCAATGTAAAATGTGCTGTGAATATCCTCCCAGGATAGTTCATAAGCTGACTTGTGATGCATCTCTGGCTTGACTTCTGGAGGAATAGAAGCTTCAAATATCTTTGCCTTAGCTAATAATCTCTGAGTAATGAACTCCTCATGAGCTATAACTACTGAAGTGGTATTTGGTCTGGTTATACAGTCTTGGAGGAATAAAGCCATAATGAGTGAAGTAACCCCTTCTTGCCGTGCCTTTAGAACAACAGTCTTATTAGACAGGCTCTCATAAAGCATCTGCTGAGGTAAGTTAAATATAAAGGGGACTGAAACCCTGTTCTTATTAGGAATAAGCATCAGATTCTCTATGAAAAAGCGTTTATCTAATATTAGCTTTGCTTTTAGCTCCTCAGCCGTCTCTGTCTGAGCTGTCGCCATCCTCGTAACCGCCTTCTGCCAACATTCAGAATACTAGCCTTGGCAATGTTTCTGTGCCCAGCTGCCGCTTGTTCTCTAGTAACTCTGGTTCTAAAGGGCCGTCCTCGTTTTGCCATCACCTATTAAGCTCTCCCATCCATAATCTGTCAAGCTCATCAAGCTCAAGGTTAATTTGCTTCTTTGTTCCAAAATATCCCCTGCGTGCTAAACAGTTTATAGCAATCTCTGCTTGGGCAGCTTTTATTCTTAAATATGGCTTAAGCAAAATGAGAACTTTGAATGCCTTACGATGGGATATTGACCACAACCATTGAGGTTTGCGAGATATACCTCTGGGAGGATGTTGACAAAGACCTCCCCCAAAGCTATCACGCAACAAGCAAGGGATTTCATAATCAACCATCCCAACACTGATGCCAACAGTAAATCTCTTCCAGCTTCCATCCTCACATCGCTTTCCTCGCCCATAAAGAGATATGCATCCTTCACCATCTATAATCCCTGCTAAATATGCTAACTCAATTTCTGTCATTATCCCCCCTTTGCTACTAACCTTGCCTTTGCTGCTTGAACCAGCTGAGGTTCCTGTTGGAACTGTAGCACAAACTGGGTGAAATCAAACTCTGTAAGTCCACCAACTTGAACTAATCCCTTGATAATGTTTAATTGCTCAGGAGTATAATGACCTCTAGCCTTGAGCAGATATTGATTCTCTGCTGAAGATAATCCAGTTGGTTGTGCTATGCTCTTTATGATGACTTCAAAGTCTTTCTTCAGTATCAATCTATAGTTTCTCAGAAACTCTATCTCCAGATATCTATGACTGAACTTATCAACAAGCTCTCCAATTCCTTCAGTGTCAAGATGACCAAATTCTGGATTCTCACTTCTCCAGCGTCTAGCTGTAACTTCGTGGACATGAGCTAATGCACAGGACTCCCTGATGGTAAAGCCACAAGCTCTGAAGCTTAGATACTGCCTCATATTTGGAGTGAGATTGGCTATGCCAGCAACGGTGCTGAAAGTTGTCTGAATAGCTGATTCTCGTTCTTCCATATCTGTATTATACTATGATACACTGCTGGAAGTCAAGGGAGAATAAACCCTACCCCTTATGTTGCTAGTTGACAAACTATCCTATTTGTGGTATAATGAAATATACAGATGGATGAAGAAGTTAAGAAGTCTCCTGAATATCAGCGATATGTTAGGGAGGAAAGATGGAAATGTAGCAGTTCTCCTACTGGAGCTCATCACTGGCTGATACACAGTGAGTTTATGACCTGTAAGTACTGTAATGAAAGGAGGCAAACCAATGACAGATAAATCAATGCAGATAGAAGATACAATCACCCTAGAAACTCTATATGCCCTATTTAAGAAAATACGGAAAACTGCCTTTAGCAGTAGCATAGTTATAAGAACTGATTTTACAGCAACCCCTGAAATGCTATATAATTGTTTCCAAAAGGAATTAGATGTTCACTCCAGAATTGGTATGAATTAGAAGGAGGTGAATCAACTGGACATCTGGATGACTTGGTGTAGAAGAACTGCTAAATGCCATTACTGTGAGAAGCCTATTACAGTAGCCACTCCAATGGTTAAGGGAAAGCTCTGGAGGAAAGCTGGAGAAGCTATGAGATGGAGCTATAGACCTAACTGGCATCCACAGTGCTGGGTAGAAGAAGGATTAGCATATCTAGAGCTTCATCCTTACTATGCCAAATCCACAGGCAGACCTAAGCTTAAGCTTAGTGAAAATGATGCTGAACAAAGAAGGAAGCTGATTAGAAGAAGGAGCAGATTGATTTATATTCTGAGGGAAATGCTGGCTAATGGTAAGGACTTTGAACATCCATCAGTCATCAGGATATTAAATAGGTTGCTGAAGCTCAGGTCTGATATAGAGATACTTGGAGGAGCTCCTAAAAGCTGGGATGTGCCTTTGATAGATGTACTGCCAGAATTATTAGTAGGAGAAATGGAGATGAATGATGGATAAAGACTTTCGCAGAACTTTTACCAAGTGCCCTTGCTGTGGTTCAGAAGATAGATTCTTTGAGCAGTTGGGCAATGAGCTAAAAGCTAGAGGATTAGCCAGAGAGGAATGGAACTTCCACTTAGATGTTAGGGAGGGAGTTGTAGTTGACCCTACTAAGGAAGCTGCTATTCCTATTGGGAGTGAAGTGCCAAGCTTTGGAATTATTACTGATGTCTGTATGAACTGTGGCTGTGTCTATGCTATTGACCTTATCAGGCATGATGTTAAGAAGACTGTAGCTCCTGCACAGATGATACCACCTAGCAGAGCACAGAGGCGTAGAGATGCTAGAGGTCAGCCATTCATCAGTCCTTTCAGTAAAAGCTAAAGAAGGAGATGAGACGCAGTCATTCTGACAGTAAGAATTGCTGTAATATGAATTCCTGCGTGAGCAGCTAAAAATATATATTATTTACTGGTAAGTAGTGCTACCGTATGGCTGAATAAAAGTGCTTTTGGTTGCTTTACAAAAATAGTAGAAAAATAGTGAAATAGTGAGCTCTAGTGAGCTGTGTGGTTGTGGTTGGTTGTAGAGGGCTATAAACTACTCCCAATAGGGTTGACAAACAGTTGTTAGTGTGCTATGATTTAGATGGTTAGGTGTGATGGTATGGCACACCATGCCGAGCACATTAATAAACGAATATAAAAGGTGGTGATAGAATGCGATTTAAAGGTTATGTCCGCTGTGTCTGCTGCAGAAAATGGAAACACCACACACAATGCTACCGGGTGAATGGTAGAATAATCTGCAACGATTGTCCACCTCCAATGTTCGGAGGCGAACCACTGCCTAAGCAACCATTCTAACAACTCCGAAAGCCCCTGTGGTAGCCATATATCACAGGGGCTTTGCTTATTGTAAAAGGAAAGGGACTAAACATCTCTGCCTAGCCCCTTGTCCCTTTGGTTAGCCTGCTTATGGTGAGCCAGCTTCAACCCAGCGAGCCCTAGCCTTCATTGCTAGGTTATACTGCTTGCCTCTACCAGAACCAGTGCTAGGGTCAGCTTCATCATAGTCAGCCTGTTCCTCGGCAGTCCCATATTCCTCAACAAACCACTTCATCGTGTGTCCAGTTGAGCGGAATGTGCCTGAAGAAGGAGTGCCACCACCGCCCTTACCAGCACCAACCAGATGGATGTCAGCTGTGCCATTGCGAACTTTGACATCAAAATCTACCTTCAGCTCCGCTATGGCAGGTGATAACGCCTCTAGGATGGCAGTTTTGGCAACATCCAGCTTCGCCTGTGCCTCAGCCCTAGCTTTCTCTTTGACCGCCATATCGCCGGCAATTTTGACAATCTTGTCCACTGCGGCTTCTGGCAGTCCCTTCAGCATCGCTAGTAAGTCCTTTTCGTTAGCCACTGTGCTTGCTCCTTTCTATTATTTACTACCTTGCTGTCGGTAGTGCTTTCAGTCGGCTTTCTATTAAGCTCCCTAGCCAATGCTAGGCACTTTTTACAGTAACCTAGATTGCCTACAGTGATATAGACTGTCCTCCCACAATGCTTGCACCGTTTAATCTTCATAGCTATAGCTTAGCACAAATCCCTACTCCTTGTCAATACCGTTGTAAGGCAATGACAGCAGTTTATAGCTATTCACAGCAACCTAGCACGCAGTAGCTCTCTGTAGCTCCTACTTACTAGCTGATTGAGTAACTTCCTAAACCTAGCTGTATAATGCTTCAGCAACATCTAGCCATACTCTACGAACCTGTGCAGACAAACGAGGCTATGCGAGCTATAAACCAGCAAAATAGGTATTGACAACAGCAGTCCCACCGTGTTATAATGTAGACAAATGGATACAAACGAACACATAGAGAAGCTAGTCAGAAAGTATTGGCGAACAAGATTACATACCTATAACTGCTTAGCTGAAGATAAAATCACTGTGGATGAATGGCTGGCTGAGCTGAAGAAGAGAAAAGCTGAGTGTGCTATCTGTGGCACGAAGGAGAACTTAACCATAGACCATATCATACCACTCAGAAAGGGAGGAAGAAACATCATCTCAAACATCCAGCTACTGTGTGCTACCTGCAATCAGAAGAAGGGAAGCAATCCAAGCTTAAAGAATGTTAAGATTACTGCTTATATCAGGCAAGACACTTATAGGAAGTTACGGCAACACATTGAGAAGAACTTTCAGGGGCGTAATGTAACGAGTATGATTGTGGATGAGGCAATTAAGAGTTATATCAAGTGAATTTGCCTATTGACAAAAATAGTCCCATTGTGGTATAATATAAGCAGATAGTGAAGGAGGGCAAAGAAGGAAAATGCCGGTCATTGCTGGATTAAGTCAGTGCCAACTCCTTTGTATTGAGGATTGTGCTAAAGCTATTATCAATGCTGAAAACCCTGATGGCTTAAGCATTGTAGGAAAATGCCCAAGGGATTGTAGCATCTGCTTATATGCAGAGCGGTTTGAAAGGGATGATACAAACTGGATACCACAGCCCACCGACCCACAGTATCATCATTGGCTAACAAGATAGGAGGTAAGCTGATGTATCATAGCAAGCTAAGAAGATGGCATGCCAGTGTCTATCTTGGTGAGTATCCAGAGCTCCTGGATGAAGATGAAGATGGGCATCTGTATGATGAAGAAGGACAAGCTATCATTAGTGAGTATCCTAATGGAGCTCTGGCAAGACAACTGACAGCCAGATTACAGGCAGAAGCACTGAGCCATATTGTTCAAGGGAAGCCAGATACTGAATATCACAAGTTCCCTGATGCTGATATGGTAGTGAGCATTCCTGATAACTGCTCATTCTGGGTTGATGAGGAGAAGCTAGTTATCTTGGGCAAGAGTAAGCTATGCTCTAGATGCCACAGCTTATTGCTGATGGAAGATGGTGTAGCAAGCTGTATGAAATGTATGATGATTTATGAGGTGTAAGATGATAAAGACATTGAGAGGAGCAATAATCAAAGCTAAAAGGAAGGCAAGAGCAGATGTTATTGGCTTCTCAGAGCATCCATTTACTGCCGTTGAGTTTAGGAAGACACTGCCAAAGGAGTGGCAGGCAAAAGTAGAGGAAGCTATCATAGAAGTATATCATAATACATAAGATGGAGTAGGAACAGATGGAGTGTCCTAACTGCCAATCAGAGCTCTACACAGGAGGTGTAAGATGGAGTTAGATAAAGCTAAAAAAATCTATGCTTATCCTAAAGGGCATAGCAGAGAGGAATTAAAGGCTTGCATACAGGCTCTTAATGAGGCTAGCCAACCAATAGAGCTGAACATCACCCAGTTTATAGCAATAGGAGATGCACTTAATAGGCTTAAAGTATTAGGAGCAGGTAATGGGAAAGCATAGTCCCTGCTATTATTGTAAGTTCAAACAACATGGCAGATGCATTATTGGCTGGAAACCTATTGTTTATAGATGTCCTATGTTTCGCTCTAAAGAGGTATGAAGATGAACTGCCCAAACTGTATGCTTGACCTAACGGAGTATCATCCAGAGAATGACATCTGGACTTGCCAGAACTGTGGCTGGCTTTGGCATCAAGGAGTAATTGCAGATGTCCAAGACCCTCCACGCAAAGCATATCGTTGTCCTTCTTGCTCTGCTTGGCTGCACTTTATAGGGACTTGGCACTGCTATAATTGTGGCTCTGACTGGGAAACTGATTATTGTAGAGGAGATGAAAGTGAGCTAGTAAAGGCATTAAACATTGTAAGGGAGGTGAGTTATGTGGATGCTGATTAGCGGCAAGAAGCTCAAGAAGCTCTATGATAAAGGCTATGGGAAGGGTATTGCTGTTGGCTGTAAGCTTGGCTTTCAGATGGGTCAGATAGAAGCCAGAAACAGAATGCATACCACAGGGCAGGCGAGAAACCTGATGGAGCAGCAGGTTGAAGAAATCCTCCAGCAGAAGACTAGATGGAGTGGATTGAGGAAAGAGATTAGGGAGCTTCTTGAGAAAGATTATCCAGATGGCTGGGAAGAATAAATAAGAAAAGGAGGAGAACAAGTGAGCACACTATTAGGGATGCTACCTTTAGAACTTCAGGAGATAACAGAATATATTGAGCCTAACTCCCCAGTTGAAAGGAACGAGACTGTAATAGGTCATATGACTGATGACCATAAGAAGCTATACACCTTATGGCTAGAGACTGATAAGTGGCTGGCTGAACTTAAGCTAGAGTTTCAATTTAGGCGGAGAAAGGAAGACGATGAACGAAGAGCATTAGTTGGTCAGTTGCTCTCAAAGTCTAAGGTGCTGAAGCTACTCTTCTGGGCAGCTATAAGTGATGAGTTTGGTCTCTGGGGACATGATATCACAACTGGGGTAAGAGAAGGTTACACAGTTGTTGAGTTTAAAGATGAACCTAAGGGATTGCCAGACTTCTTCCATCATCTTATGGGTGATGACTAATGTGCTTAGAAACTATTAGGGTAACTGAGCTCAGCCTTAGACCAAATAACTCTGGGCGAGTGAGATGCTCAGGAACTATTAGAGGAGGCTATCTGCATGCTGGCACAAGTAGGAAGGTTATTGCTGGCTTGACAAACAGCCTTGACTATGGTATGATTATAAGCGTGGAGCTTGCTAAGGGAGCAGTAGTAAAAGTTTATTAAGGAGATTGATAATGAAACTGATTTGTCCGATGTTTTCAAGCAGTCATAGATGGAATGAATGTAAGAAGGAGGAGTGTGCTTGGTGGGATGAGGAAAGTGGGCAGTGCTGCATATTCATTGGGCTCACTAATTTAGAGTTTATTAAGCTGAGGCTAGAGAGGCTAGTAGATAAGATGCCTCACGAGGAGCAGTTCAGGAAGTGATATGGCTACAAAGACAAAGACTAAAGCTAACCTGAGTCAGCTCAGGCGAGATTTGCTCAAAGGAAGAGGCTTAGAAAAGAGGAAGTATAAGAAGCCAGCTCAGCCTTCTGCTGATGTCAAGTTCATCAACTACACGAAGAATATGATTGAGGCTGAGTTTGCTTTAGGCATTGACCTCAGAACATTTCTCTTTTCTAAGTCTGTATCTGAGCTTGCTTACATCTTTAATGTTGATAGGAGGACTATAAGTAGATGGAAAAAAAGATTAAACAGCTTACACTCAGAGATGTAGGTAAGGAAGTTAAGCTGGACATGGATTATATGTTCAGAGAAAGCCCCAGGGTTCAGGTAATTATGGCTATCAAAGCTCCTAAAGGCAAATGCTTCATCTTCAAGAGCCTTGACCCATTAGCTCCTGAGAGACAAGCTAGAGCTATAAGAGCATTTATGCAGCAGCATAGGAGAAAGTAAAATGTATAGCAGATATACTGACCCAAGAATAGTCAAGTGTGAGGGTTGTGGCTGGCAAGGGAAAGTAATGGACTGTTATCATGGTTACTCCCCCATCTCATCTGGTGATGTAGAACCTTGTGATTACTGCCCAGAGTGTAGCTCAGACCAGCTCATTCCAATAGAACAGGAACCAGCAGAAGTATAAGGAGGTGAAATATGAAGTGTCCGAAGTGTGGTAGTGAGAACTTAATACCCTGCATAGATGGAAAGCAGCAGCACTGCAGAGATTGTGGTCATATCTTCACACCAAAGTAATTCTAATGTTTGAAACTTTGAAGGAACTTCTAGCTTGGAAGCCTCCTAAGCATAAGGAGATAATTAGCTCTGGCATATTACCTGTTGGAGCTAAGCTAGTCTTAGCAGGCGAGGAGGAAAGCTTTAAAACTATGCTGAGCACTTATGCTGGCTTCTGCATATCTATGGGCTTGCCTTTACTAGGTTTTAAGACTACCCAAATGCGAGTAGGCATGCTTCAGTCAGAGTTGCCAAAGCATATGTTCAGAGACAGAATAGCTCAGCTGGTCAAGGAGCATAATCATCCTTTAGGAGCAGCCGATATTCATTTTGCTACTGCCCTAGACATTAAGCTGAATAAGCCAGCTGGCTTCACTCAGTTAGCTGCAGCAGTAAAGAACTTAGGCTTAGGCTTACTCATCCTAGACCCACTCTATAAGGTTCTTCAGGGGGATGTATCTGACTGGCAGGAGATGGTCAGGCTAACTGACAATTTGGATTATCTTTGCAGGCAATTCAACTGTGGCATCTGGCTAGTCCATCATAGAAGAAAGTTTCTACTATCTTCTGGAGGAATAATGGACTTGGGAGGAGATGAACTTATAGGCTCATCAGCTTTGAAAGACTGGGCTGATACTATTCTCAGGCTGGATAAGCTAGAAGGAGATGAACGCATACTTAGATTTTCCAAAGCTCGCAATGCCAAAGACATACTTCATCCTATGAAGATAAAATTCAGCAGGCGAGACTTATCTTTCAATATAGTTG